GAGCAGGGCGCTTCCCCGCCCCCATCACTGAAGGCGGCCGAGCTGGGCAAGCAGGTCGAAAACTGGCGGGCCAAGGCGAAGCTTGCGGGTTGGCATGTGGACAGTTGGGAGCACATCAAGGCGGCTGCCGCATGACTACAACAAAAAATGTGTTGGGTGTGTTGGGTGTGTGTTGGGTTGATTTCAGATACCCCACACAGATTGGAGCCTTATTTTTCGGCGCTTTGCCGGCTTTGTGTCGGGTGTGTTGGGTTTCGCTACGCGTGCGCGCATGCGTGACGTTAGGGAGTTGGATTCCGATGGCTATTTATTTTCTTCATGCGAGGACTGAAATACCCAACAAACCCAACACACTAAACACAAATCGACTGAGGCTATTGATTTTAAATGGTTTTGTTTGTGTTGGGTTTGTGTCGGGTTGGGTGTTCTTTGTGTTGGGTTCGGTTATCGGGGGGATTCAGGGATGATTGACGATATCGAGAGCTTGATGCGGCATTGGGGCGAGCAGTTGGGCCAGTGCGGCCATGAGGCCAGCTTGGGCAGCCAGATGGGCACAATCATGGATTGGAAAGGTAGCGCACCGCGTGGAACGCCTGGGACTCGGCCGCTTATCGGTGGCGGTTCAGGGATGGACTACGCCGCCGCCCAGGTCGACGCGGCGATCATGGAGCTTGAAAACCGCGACGAACGTGGGCTGAAGTTAGCGAGCCTAGCTCGACTGCGTTATGGCCATAGCGTACCGGTGCGCCAACAGATGCAGGAGATTGGCTTGGCGGAAGGCGCTGACCGCACCTATCGCAATTGGGTGCATGCACTACATCAGCAAGTGATGGTGATCCTGATGGCGCGCATGGGGGTAGCCCGTGCCCATCCCGTTCGTCGGGGTAGCTTGCCTCAAGCCTGCGTCAAAGTTGCGTCAAAGTCGCGTCGAAGCGAATGACCGAAAATGCCCCCTTTTCGGTTTTTCCGGAGGAGGGTAAAAAGTCCCCACGATCTGGAATCTGCGCCTTGGCGCTGACCTCGCACGTGCTGTGCAGCTTTACCCGGCCCTCCCTGAGCCGGTCACCTAACCCCGCTTCGGCGGGGTTTTTCATTCCAATGCCGAGGAGGCAACGCATGTCGACTGAACAGGAGGTCCAGCAGTCGCTGGCCGATCTTCCTACCTGGCTGCTGATTCTAGTGGCGCTCGCAGGTTTAACCGGGGAGATGTGGCGCGCTGATGCGGCAGGGATGGCGGTGCCGGTATTGATCAAGCGGGTGCTGTTGCGTTTCGGTGCTTCGGCAGTGTTTGGCCTGGCGACGGTGATGCTCGCCACGGCGCTGGGTTGCAGCCTGATGACTGCTGCTGCAATCGGTAGCGTTGTGGCTTGTCTCGGCGCCGATGTCGCCAGCGGTTTGTACGCTCGTTGGCTGGCGAAGAAGGCTGGACTTTGTGAAGTGCCGCCAAGTAGTCAGCATGAGCAGTGATCAGCGTGGCAGCAGCACCGAACGTGGATACGGCTACAAGTGGCAGAAGTCTCGCGACAGCCACTTGCGTCAGCATCCCTATTGCACCATGTGCTCGACAGACCAACGCCCGGTAGCGGCAACCGTTGTTGACCACAAGATTGCGCCCAAGCTGAAGGACGCCAAGGACATCGGTGACGCGGCTCGCCTCAAGGCTGCATGGAAGCTGTTCTGGAACCCGAAGAACTGGGCGAGCCTGTGCAAGTTCTGCCACGACTCCACCAAGCAGCGGATGGAGAAGAGTGGCCGGCTTCCTGGCTGCAGCGTTGATGGCAGGCCGATTGATCCGAGCCATCACTGGAACCGGTGACCGTCGTGATTAGTGGCCGCTATTGTTTTTTTTAGCGAGTGTTTTTCTTATCCCGAAACCACGGCAAAAGTAGTAGCCGAAAAAATGCCGCACCCACAGGGTAGGGGGGGTGAAAAACTTCTTTCGGACTTCGTTCTAGACCGCTCGCCCCCCTCTCTTCGCAAAGTCGGGAAAAATGAGGGAGGGGGGGTATCAACTGGTAAGGGGTTGTTTTTATGGCCGGAAATGGAAACTCGGGTCGCCCCGCAATGCCGGCGGCGCTCAAACTTTTGCAAGGAAACCGGGGGCGGGAGAATCGCAAGGACCTGCTTGCCGAGGTCGCGAACCCAGCGGTGCCGGTGGGCGCTCCGCCAATGCCGGATGTGCTCTCACCAGAGGCTGTCGCGGAGTGGGAGCAATTGATCCCCGCGCTGATCTCCCTCGGAATCGTTTCGCAGTTGGACTCGATGGCGCTGGCGACTTACTGCCAGGCCGTGGCTGATTGGCGCCGTTATCAACGGCTGATCAGCAAGCGGAATGACGATTCCATCGATGATCTGGGCGGCGAGGTCCAGACCTTCAAAACCGGCGCGCAGCAGATGCACGTACTTCGCCAGCTCGCGAACGACGCTGAGAAGCGCGCCAATGCTGCCGGTGCCCAGTTCGGCATGTCGCCCATGTCCCGGCGCAACCTAAAAACTGCACCTGCCCCGCAAGGTGATCTATTCCCCAATGAACAACGAGACGCAGCAGACAAGTACTTCAACTGATCGCGTTACCGACTTTGCCCATGCCGTACTGACGGGGGAGATCGTCGCCGGTCCCAACGTGCGCAACGCCGGCAAGCGTCACCTGCGCGACCTGGAGCACGGCCCTGCACGCGGGTTGATCTGGGATCTTGAAAGTGCCAACCGTGCCATCGGCTTTTTCGAGGACGTGCTGTGCCTCAATGGTGGTGACTACGAAGGCATGCCCTTCTTGCTCGCACCCTGGCAAGCGTTTGTAGTCGGTAGCTTGTTTGGCTGGATGACCGAAGATGGTTTCCGGCGCTTCCGACTGGGCTACATCGAAACCGGCAAAGGTTCGGGCAAAAGCCCCTTGGTGGCCGGCATCGGTCTTTATGGCCTGGTGGCAGATGGCGAGCAGCGTGCCGAGATCTACGCCGCTGCCACTAAACGTGACCAGGCGATGATCCTGTTTCGCGATGCGGTGTCGATGGTCGACATGTCGCAGAAGCTTTGCTCGCGCCTGATCCAGTCGGGTCGTGATGACAAAGTCTGGAACCTGTTCTACCAGCGTACCAACTCGTTTTTCCGGCCCATCAGCGCCGATGAAGGCAAGTCCGGTCCGCGTCCGCACATCGGTCTGCTCGATGAGTTGCACGAACACAAAACCGCCGCCACCGTGAACATGATGCGCGCCGGTACCAAGAACCGCCGCAAAGCCATGGTGGTGATGATCACCAATAGCGGTTCTGACAAGAAGACAGTCTGCGGTCAGTACCATGACCTGGGCGTGCGCATCTGCGCACAGATCGAGGACAACGATAGCTTCTTTGCTTTCATTTGCTCCCTGGATGAAGGGGATGAGCCGCTCAAGGACGAAAGTTGCTGGGCGAAGGTCAACCCGTCACTGGATCACATCGCCGAAGGCCAGAGCGACGGTATCCCCGGGCGCAAGTATCTGCGCGAGCAGGTCCAGTCGGCCCGAGGGCTCCCTGCGCAAGAGTCGGTGATCCGTCGTCTGAACTTCTGTGAATGGACCTCGGCAGATGCCCCATGGATATCCTGGGAAATCTGGAAGCAAGCCGAAGAGCGCGTGCCCATGCGGCTACTGCGCAACCGCCGCTGTGTCGGCGGGCTCGATCTTTCCAGTACCACGGACCTGACAGCGTTTGTCTTGATCTTCTGGCCGACCAAGCATGATCCGCACTGGCGGTTGCTGCCGTACTTCTGGATACCGGACGCTGAGCTGCAAGAGCGCGAGGATCGCGACAAAGTGCCCTATGCGTTGTGGATCAAGGACGGCCATCTGGAAACTACCCCCGGCCGGGCTATCAGCAAGAGACACGTGTTGTTGCGGCTGGTGAAAATCTGCGCCTACTTCGACGTTGAACGCATCGGCTACGACCGCTGGCGCGTCGAAGACTTGCTGCAACTGATGGCAGACGAAGACATCACGCTGCCGGAAATGGTGGGCTTCGGTCAGGGGTTCAAGGACATGGCCCCGGCGGTCGACGAATTTGAGCGGCGTCTGCTGGGTCGCTTGCCTGAGCAGGATGTGATCGACCTTGATCCGGCCGACTACCAGTTCATTGATAACGAAACAGTGGAAACCCTGCGTCACGACGGCAACCCGGTCATGACCTGGTGCGCCGGTAACGCGGTGATCGTTTCGGATCCGGCCAACAACCGCAAGGCCGACAAGGCCAAGGCGACGGGTCGGATTGACGGCATTGTCGCCTCCATCATTGCCATTGGCACCAGTACTAAAGCTGGCGGCCCAAGTGGCACATCTGTCTATGACGAAGGGGTCGGTATATGAAATTGGGCATCCTGTCCTGGTTGGCCGGTCTGTTGGGATTCGGCCTGCTGGTTGGCGGCGTGGCAATGGTCCATGTCCCCGCCGCCTGCATCGTTGCAGGCGGCGGGTTGTTGGCCTGGGCCCGGCTAGCCGATCGGGCAGCCGCTGCAATGAAATCCAAACCCACGGGAGGTTGAGCATGTTCTTTTCAAGCGTGCTCGGCGAGGGGCGCGGAAGTCTGACGGAAACGGGCGGTGGTTTTTGGCGCAGCCTGATCGGAAGTGGCCGTAACAGCTCTGGTGTGAAGGTCACCCCGGAGTCAGCTCTAGGCATGCCGATCCTGCAGAACTGCGTCACGTTGTTGGCCGAGACCATGGGGCAACTGCCCTGTGAGATGTACAAGCGCCAGGCCAACGGGCAGCGGGAGGCAGCTATCGACCATCCGGCGTACGACGTGCTGCGCTATCAACCCAACGGCTTCCAGACGCCCTATGAGTACCGGGAATGCACCCAGCTCGCGGCGGGGTTGCGTGGCAATGGTTTTAGCTTCATCGAGCGGCGTGAGGACGGCAACATCAGCGCCCTGTGGCCGCTGTGCAATGACAAGGTGCAAGTGCTGAAGGGCGGCGACTTGCTGCCGTACTACAGGATTGGTGCTGGCGAGGCGTTGCCCATGCGCATGATTCACCATGTGCGCTGGGTCAGCTCCAACCACTACATGGGGTTGTCGCCGATTGAAGTACACGCCGAGTCACTGGGCCTGGCCCAGGCCGTGCGGCAATACACCGGAAAAAGTTTTGCCAACGGCGTGACCGTATCCGGCGTGATTGAGCGCCCGCGTGAAGCCCCAGCGATCAAGGATCAGGGCAGTATCGACAAGATCGTCGACCAGTGGGGGCAGAAGTTCAGCGGTATAGATAACACCAAGAAGGTCGCGATGCTGCAGGAGGGCATGACCTTCAAGCCCGTTTCTATGAACAACGTGGACGCCGAAGTCCTGGGCATCCTCAAAACTACCGGCACCGACATTGCCCGGATCTACAAGATCCCGTTGCCCATGGTCAACGACCTGGAGAAGTCCAACTACAACACCCTCGAGCAACTGATGATCCAGTTCGTGGTGTTCGCCCTGTTGCCCTGGGTCAAGCGTCACGAGCAGTCAATGATGCGCGACTTCCTTTTGCCTGCTGACCGGCGCAACTACTTCATTGAGTTCAACCTGTCCGGTTTGCTACGTGGCGACCAGAAGAGTCGCTACGAAGCGTATGCCATCGGCCGGCAGTGGGGCTGGCTTAGCGTCAACGATATCCGCCGGCTGGAAAACATGCCGCCAGTAACTGGCGGTGAGATCTATCTGCAACCCCTGAACATGGTGGACGCGGGCAAGGGCACGCCCGACCTGAAAGATCCCAAGGTGCGGGCGCAGCTGGAACTGCAACAGCACGAAATCGAAAGGATGCTTGCACAATGAAACATTACCTTCGAGCCTCCAGCCTGCTGTTTAATCAGCCGCTGCTGGTGACGCCTGACATGCTGGACCTCGGCGTGCGCTGGGCCAACCAGGCAATGAGTTTGAACATCGTCAATATCGGTGCCCGGGAAGGTGCTGGGTTGTGGTCGGATGACGGCATGGATCGCATCGCTCAGCGCGAGGAAGATCGCCGCACGACAATTGCGCGTACCGGTATCGAGGTGATTCCGGTCAGCGGTGTGCTGGTTAGCCGTGGCAGTCACGTCAGCATGTGCGAGACGATGACCAGCTATGAAACGTTACGGGCTCAGCTTCGCAACGCGGTGGCAGATCCGATGGTTGAGCGCATCGTGCTGGACATCGACAGTCCCGGCGGCTCTGCCGTTGGGGCCTTCGAGCTGGCGGCCGATATCCGCGCCATGGCCCAGCAGAAGCCCATCACTGGCATCGTCAACTTCATGGCCTACAGCGGCGGCTACCTGATCGGCGCTGCGTGCAGTGAGTTGGTGGTGAGCCTGACCAGTGGCATCGGCTCCATCGGCGTTATAGCCAGCCACATGGACCGCTCCAAGATGGAAGAGGGCATGGGCGTCAAGGTGACCACTGTCTATGCCGGCGCGCATAAAAATGACATGAGCCCCCATGAGCCGTTGAGCGAACAATCGTTGAAGTATCTGAACGACGTCGTCCAGGAGAGTTACCAACTGTTCGTCGGCGCCGTGGCGGAATATCGCGGGCTGTCGGTTCAACAGGTGATGGCCACAGAGG